ATTATCAAGCAAAGCTGTATAATAACCTTCAAACGAATTATTGACTGTTGTTTTGGCTGTATTCAAAGTAATAACGGCTGCACCGGCTAACGTCTGTAACTGAGCTGCATTACCAACTTCTCCATTCTGAGCACTAAATGCTATACTATCTACCCAGTTTGGTGTATCAGACCATTCAATCGCAGAATCATCTAAAATAGATTGGTATTGTGATTGCGTTAAACTTAAGAAAGTTGGTGCACCAATATAATAATAAATCATGTTACCCGCCGACGCTGGTGAAAACTGAACCGTGGTTGATGCATCTTCACCAAATGGTGGTTCAGCAATGTTGGCTGATAAAGCAGTATAACCAAATTGATTAATTGCTTCTTTGTTAATTGGTACAGCTGGATAGACTGTAGCCCAATATTTGTTCGTAAACCCGTCACCTAACGATTCACCATATGGTAATCTGTTAACAAGTATATTCGCTCTACTGTTAAATGATTGCGCCACGGTATGGTAAAAGTAGCGTTCTGCGGCATTTGTTGGTGAGCCGTAAATTGTTTCAAACTCAGATAAGCTTGCCACCTGTACGATTTCATCGCAGGGGCCTTGGGGTGCGAATCCAGTTACAAAAATATTGGTACCGATCTTGTTAACCGCTCCTAAAGATAAGTCGACTTCGTTGATTTCTACACCGGGACTTTGAATAGTTCTTTGTGCCATATGTATATTTATGTTTTTTTGGAAAAAAGATCGTAGAATTTAGTTTAATAATAAATATACTACGGTTGCAATAAACTCACGTAGAATTGACTATATGCAAAACTGAATTGGGTTTCAATTTCCCCGGGGTCTCTATATGAATATTCCACACCACCTAAAAATGTAGGAAACCCTTTAGTATAGTCAAATTGTGCAACTCTTTTATTGTATTCGTCTAAAGCATATATTGTGAAATCGGCCATATACTCGTCTTCTATTACCTTCTTTTTAGGATAATTCTTTTCTTCATTAAAATATCCTGCGTAATCATCTTGCAATTTATTTAACCATTTATAAATAAACCAATAATTTTCGAATCTATTATCTATAGTAAATTTTACATTTACAGGTGGATAAGCAGGTCTGTTGTGACTTGTAACATTTAAAGTTTGTCCAGCATATCTTACTTCTACATTTGGTATCTGAACAGGAGGCACAACACTACCATAAATTGAAAATTGTACCGAGTCTGGATTTACCTGTTTATTATCTCTAACAAATTTGTTTACATCATCTTTAAGAAACTTCGGTGTAGGTATAACCATGATGAATTTATCTTTTCTTTCCTTGTTTAAGGCTGCCTGTGTATATGATACGCTCATCTAATATATTTAATGTAATCCTAAATCGCTAATTGGTGCATATGAACGCTGAGTCTGATAATCAGAAGCTGCAACCCATCCTTTAGTTTTCATTAATGTAAGTTCTGAATTATTTTCTTCGTCCGTTTTTTCTGTAAAGATTACAGTATCTAAATTATTTTCTTCGTTATCCTCATCCCAAAGACCTTTTCCTAAAGGTGTGTGATAGTCGTAATCATACCTTTTTAATTCAGCAGGTCTATTATTATCGTCATATCTTAAAACTTCAAAATATTTTTGTACTACATCATTGTCTAATATAATTAGAGCCCAACCTAATGACATTACCCTATCATCTAACATATTTACCCCTGGTCTAGCAGCCCATTTACCGTTAGGATATTTTACAAAGTTTTTAATTTCTGTAAGTGTTTCAATATCTCTAATATTAACTGAACGTAATTCGTTCATATAATATCTCATGTTTGTAACCATTCGATATTTTGTATTTGTATGAGCTAAAACACCGACTTTATTGTTTTTTTGTTTGCCTGCATTAGCTGAATATGTTACTACATTACCATATCTAAAATTATAATATAGTTGTTCTACTACTTGAGCACCACAATTATTTCTTTCTATTAATGCTGGTGGTGATCCCCATTGTAATAAAATTTCATGAAGCTTTTGTGTAAAATTAAATGGATTTATTTCATCGTCCCAATAAACTGCTACCTGCTCTATATTAGATAGGTCTCTTAAATCTAAAATTTGTATTACGCTAGCGTTTTGATTTATACCTTCTGCTATATCGACACCTGCTACGTAAAGACCAAAATCATCTGGTGCTTTGAAAATTTTATATTTGCCTTCTTCCATAGACATCTTTGCTTTCATACAATTAATTTTCAAACTTTCAAAAAGCTCTTCATTAATAGCCATTTCACCAGAAGAAACAAATTCACACCCAAATTCTTGATTGAAAGCTTCTTCACTTCCAATAGTTCGCATGGTTTCATCTCTCCATTTTTCGTCTCTACCAGGAATTTCGTCCCATAATATTTTGTCAAACCCCCAACCGTTCTTTTCTTCTATGGCACCGTTCCATATTTTGTAAAATAAATTGTCGGTTCCGTTTGCTGTAGAAGCTATAAAAATTTTAGACTTTTTAGAAGACGAAATAACAGGAAAAACAGATTTCCAAAATTGATCTACCAAGTGAGGTTCAATAAACGCCAACTCATCCAGCACCAACACATTAATAGATTGACCACGAGCTGCTGTTCCGGTTGTGGTGCTTATTCCTATCGTAGTACCGTTAGTAAATTTTAAAGATTCTTTACCATACTCAGAAACACCTGGTTTGATCCAGTTAGGTAATTCTTCATAAGCCATTCTAATACGAGAAAATATTTCTTTAGCAGTACCTTCTTTGTTAGCTACAATTAGCATTCTTTGATCACTATTAAAACAAGCATGCCATAGTGTATAAATGGTCATCATGGTAGTTTTACCTATCTGTCTGGATGCTAAAAGAATAAAAAATCTATTATCCCGCATCTTCCTTAAAGATCTTTTTTGACATGAATGTAATGCTATCTTTTCTCGTCCCCTATCTAGATTAACAATAAAGAAAAAATTCTCAGCAAAATAAAGAAGATTCTGTTTTGCTTTTTTGAGGTCCGCCAGCATTTTTGGCGTCCATTCAAACTTAGAATTTTCAGTAGGTAGATTCGGGTTACCTAAGTAAAAATCTCTTTTATTTGCCGGCATATGATTATTTAAACAAGGAACGCATAAATATATTCATGAACCGTAAAAAAGATTTAGAACTTTTGTGCGAGGTTTATTCTCAAGGCCTGTTAGGAGAGGATAATGCCGGTATGAAAGACTATTATGCAGCTCAGAACCAAGAAAATGCCAGTAAGTCTAGCCAACCGGGATTTGCAGCACAAAGAATGTCAGGTCAAATGGGTACAGAAACACATACAGGTTATGTACAACAGTCTGAAGATCAGAACCCATTAGAAAATTACGAAGGTGAAGAAGAAACACTTCAAGAAAGATCTGGAAGAATGTTAGTCAGACACGGATGGAAACGAAGTGAAGTAACTCCTAAGGGTAATGTTATATATACGAAAGCTGATCAGTCAGATGCCCAGGTAGGAACAGATGGTCTTATAAACGGAAAAGACTATAAGCTATTTTTTAAGAGAACAGGTGATCAAGCTGACATAGCAGAAGACGAAGAAAACGATCAATCATTACCACAACCTGAAGACACAGGTGTCAATTCTAATCAAAACCGCGGTTCATGGGGAAGTGCAGCATTTGGCAACGAGTCTGAAGAAGGTTATGATGAGGATATTGAAATGTTGGTTGGAAAGGCATGTCCTAAAGATGCTGGTGCATCTGATCCTACTATTAACCCTGCTGCAATAGGTGGTATGGTAGATATTATTGCAAAAGCACTTGCAGATAGAGATGAAGATGAGTTAGACTTTTTCGATGATGCAGAAGATACGGACGAGGCAGATAAAACTGAGTTTAAAGAGCTTGATGCAGAAGAAAATGCAGCAGCAAGACAACAAGGTTTTAATCCTGCAGAAAATGCTGAAGATACCGACGAGTATGATGAAAAAGAGTTTAAGAGATTAGACGATTTACATAATGCTATTGCTAAGATATATGGTTTCGATCCTGATGAAAATGCAGAAGATGCTGCAGCAGCGATGCGAGCAGATGAAAGAGAAAATAGAAAAAATCTCAGAGATCAAGATAGAAAAGCAGAAAAAATGGGATACGATCCTGACGAATCAGAAGAATACGATGAAGATGAAGTAGATCGTGAAAAAAGATATAAAGAGCGCTGGGGTAAAGATCTAGACGACGAAAAAGACCGTGAAGGTAGTTCGAGCGCTGGAGCTTATACAGACGTAGATAAAGACGAATTTTGTGGACCATCTGGTGGTGCCGCTGATGGAACATACCCTGTTAATACAAGAAAAAGAGCAATAGCTGCAAAATCATATGCACATAATGCTCCTGATCCAGAAGGTATCGACAGATGTGTTGCAAGAAAGTGGCCTGATTTAGATAAAGATGATGAAGATAACGAAGGTCTACACAAAGAAATTTATTTTTCTTCTAAGGGAGATAAAGCAATTACACAATTAATGGAAGCGTACGAAGAAAAGCTTAATAATGAGTTACTATAGATCAAAAGGAGATAGAGTCATGACTGATTTGTCCGAAGCATATGGGCAAATTGTCGATAAAAGAGAAATTCTTAACGAACGTACCATTGCAAGTTATGAAGGTGGTACTAATCGTGAGGTTATTGAAGAGCTCTTACCTGCAGCAGCCGCAGGGTTAAGAGTAGCTGCACCGGTTATAGCAAGAGGTGCTGCAAAACTTGCACCGAAAATAGTTAAAGGTGCAAAAGCTTTAATGCCAGGTGCAAAAGCAGCTGCAAAGCAAATTGGTGGTGCAGCAGTTACTGGAGCTGCTCAAGGAGTACAGCAAAGAGTACAAAATAAAGTTGCTGGACAACAAGCACAGCAAGAACAAGAAGAAGTTAACAGGGCAGCTCAAGAAGGTGACCCAATTAGAGATGAAAACGAAGAGGGTATTGGATCATATATAGATATCGCTGACGATAAAGGTGGCGGTACAGGTGAAATTGTTGGGATTGTATCAAATCCCGCTGATACTTATGTTATTCAGACAGATGATGACGAAATATTACATCTCCACAAGGACGATATAATGGTAATTAGTAACCAATCAACAGAAGTAGATCTAGATACGGGTCGTATTCCTGTTGGTAACTATTAATAAAAGGATAAATATAAATTTATGAAGCGAAAAAACTTTAGAAGTGAAAATGACCGACAGCTTAAAATGATAGAAGAAGCTTATGAATCTGTAGTTGGTGTGCCGCCTGGAAAAGCAGCTCACAAGCAGCAGATCAAACCTGGTAAGCCTATCAAACGAACCTGGGAAAAAGCCGGTAAGAAAGTAAAGCTAAAAGGTGGTAATACTGACATACCTGCTGAGAAGCCACAAGGGTATAAAGGGTTTGTTCATGACAACTCTGGACCTAACGGCGCAGACAATTTTAAAAGTACGGAATTAGATCCAAATAACCCAGAAATTAAATTAGGTAACGCCTACGATGTGAAGCAATTATCTGATACAGATGCTTCTGATTATTTTAAGGCGGAAAATGAAAAAATAAACAAAGAGAGTATAAATACTAATATGGCTAAGAACAAATCTATTTTTGACCGTTTATACGAAGAAGTAATGGACGACGAACAAATTGACGCTGTTGAACTCGGTATTGACGATTCAGTAGAAGATGTCGATGTTGAAGAGTCTGATTCATTCACAATTACAATTCCTAAAGAAGTAGCTCATCATTTACATGACGCATTAGCAGACGTTTTAGACGCAGTTGATGATATCGAGGACGTCGAGGACGAACTCGGTGATTCTGATGACTGGGACCCTGATGAAGATGAATCCGAGAAGGAGAAGCGCTTTGGTGGAAACAAGGGCGACAGAGCTCGTCGTTTCGACAAAAAGACCGGTCGTAAGAGTGAAGTAAGAGATTACGGTACAAGCGACCACCCTGAAGAGGATGAAGAGAATTTCAATTACTTTGGTGAGGAAATTGAAGCTGAGGTTCTTGGCACACCGTTAGTTAACCAGAAGCAAGGTAACCCAACACCAGTAACTGGTAGTGCAAACGTTGTTCATTCACAATATACACAGACCGTTGGTCATAGCGAAGGCGATGGCAAAATTAAAGACGGTATTGATGGTGAAGGAACTGACGAAGGTACGCCGTTGGTTAACCAGAAAAAGGGTAACCCAACGTCAGTAAAGGGAAAATCTAATGTTGTTAAGAGCAAGATTAAAGGTGGCAATCAAGAGTTTTTCCAAAAGAACAATTAATAAAAAATAGATAGCCTTTTTAAAGCCCCTGTAAAGGGGCTTTTTTTTGCTTAAATATAATTGTGACCTTTAAAGAGTTTTTCGTTATGATAGAAGAAAGATTTAACACTGGCAATGTTCATGGTATTAATCATAGACATCAAAGATCTGTAGTAAAGGACCCGGGGAATAGAAAGAACGTTCAAACAATTCCCGGGTATATACAGACTGATACTTCTTTACCAGCAGCGTATAGAATGTTACAACAAAAAATGGGTCCAAAGTATATAAAAATAACATCAAAAGACGCATATATGTTAACTAAACGTTTTGGTGTAACCAGATTAAAGCCAGGAAGACCTAAAGGTTTAAAAAAGACAGGTATTGCTATAGAAGTAAAACCAAATGGTGAATATTATCTATTAAAAACTAAAGTAGAAAAACCAGAACAAACCGCAGATCCAATTAATAAAATCTAATGGGAGTAGAAATGGACAGATATAGAGGTATGAATCAGATCATGCCCCAGTTCTTACCTGGAGTACCTACGCCTGATCCAGATAATCCCGGTTCTATTTACCCGGGTCCTAAACCATATAATAAATGTTTTAGATTTACAGATAAATCACAAAACGAATGTGAAAGAATCATAATAGATAATTGGTGGGAAGAAATAATTGCTCTATTTGGACAAGAAGTTACATATTGGCAAAACCCATATCAAACATTATCAGCAGATGGTGTACCTCAAGGTGCAATAAATGGAGAAGGTGGTGGACCTGGTAACATTTATGGTGAGGAACCAACGAAAATTTTTAAAGATCCCAAAAGAATAATAATTGCTTTAGAACTAAATGAAAATGCAGTAATATTACAAAAGTATGGTTTTGATTCTGATGATGAATTAACAGCATATATACATATAAGCAGCTTTTATACTTCTTTTGGTTACCCACAAGAGCCTAAAGCAGGTGATGTATTTGAATTAACTGAATATGGTGATGATAGACCATGGCCACGAACAGGTAAAAAGTTTGAGATAACAGAGAGACTAGATGAAGATGTAGCGAGAATTAATCCTCTTGCTGGTCACTATGTTTGGATGGTAAAGGCTAAACGTTATGACTATAGTTTCGAGCCTGGTTTGAGTACTGAAGGTGGTAGCGATCAAGTGTATGATGATAAATTCTCTGGTAGAATGGATGGTGGCGAAAATTCAAGATCACCTAATAAGAGTTATGATGGTGATCTAGAAGACCTATCAAAAGCGATATTTGATTATTCTGGTTTCGATTATGATGATGTTTATGGAGGTTATGGTAATACAGAAGAACCAGAAGATGGTCCTTTCGGTCCTACGTCTTAAGATTTTTGTAAAACTTATCGTATTCTGGTATTGATTCCCCTCTTAGACCAGCAATAAACATATCAGCTTCTTGACAGGAACGAAATGATTCTACTAAAACTGTTCCATCTTGTCCTTTAAATGTATAATTTACTTTATCGTCTTCTTTTCTAATATAACTCAAAGTATAGAGTATACCCGGAAGTAAAGATCTTTTTTCGACTATTTTTGAACCTACTCGGTTCCTTTGTTGACTTGGTATGGTAGGACCAGCCACCGGTTTTTGGTGGCTGATCGGTACCTTAACTGTTGTATTAAGAATGTAATGCATGGTCTTGATAGATAAACTCTTTTACATTTCGGGGTTCTACTTTTTTATCCCCACCCATTTTATAATTTAAATAAACAGATTCATACATTTCAGAAATGTAATTTTTAAATGCAAGAGGCTTTATCCAAGAATTATTTTTATTAATATCCATTCCTAAATTTTCTGCCTTTGCTGCAACATAATTTACTGCGTCAAAAAGACACAACCACCTTGAAATCTCTTCGTCAGACATTTCGTTTAGTACTTTTTTGTTCGATGACTTTAGCATACCCCTCTATTATAGAGGCAATCCTTTCGTGGTCAAAGTTAAAATTACTTAGCTTTGTATTTTTTATTGCATTTTCAATAACCTGTAAGTTTAATTTAAGTATATTGTGGTTGCTTTTTATCTTATTAGAATTTTCGCTAAGAATATCGTCAAAAACAACCTTAATTAAATTTTCTAGAATCCTATCCTTGTTTTTAGCATCAAGAGTACCAGTGGCGGCAATTATTCCTTTTTCGTAGGATTCTCTTAACATGGTACCATGGTATCTTTCAGTACTTTTTACTGGAGCCACCGGTGATATACTAGAACCGGAATGTTCATTAAATGATAAAGTTTGATTACTACTGGTCATAATCTGTATTAGTTACAAAATTGTGTTTTTCAAATGGATCTCCTTCTATTGGGGTTGTTTTTAGAAAGCATTTAGTGCCTATATAAACTTTTACTCCAACATTACATTTAGGACAATCATATTCATTATCTTCACTAATGATAATCGGAACAAATGTTTTGTGCATACAATTCTCTACAGGGCAAGTAACTTCTAACCCTTGTTCTGAAAAAGCTTTTATTCGTTCATTTTCAAGTTCTCTAAATTGTACTTCTAGTGCACCTTTTCGATATCGGGTAAATAGATCATATGTAATAAATTGACTTACAAATGCAATTCCAAATATAGCAAAGAAATTATACCCTAAAAGGTAGCCGCAACCACCAATAAAAGAACTAACTGCTATTACGATAGATAAAGATCTGACGATTTGAATCACTTAATTATTATAATGTAGTAAGTTTGATTATCAACTACTAGTAGCGCTTTTAAGTTCGGATGCCCACTTTTGAAGTTCGCCTTTATTGGGTGTCTTTCTATCCTTTTGATAATAATAAGCCAATAATTTTAATGCTGCTGAAAGATCAAGATGGCTTGTGCGTATTGCGGTACCAAGAACGGAAACTAGATGTCTGATGTCATGATAAACACCATTGTCTAATTGCTGTTCAATTTCATCTAAAGTATAATATTCTTGAAATAACATTAGTGCGGTAATTTGTTTATTGCTTGTGATCCTCCACTGTCCATAGGAGCACTTGGAACGTCTTCACTATTGTCTTCTGGTTCAGAATTCCTACTTTCATAAGGTTTTCTGTCAACAATAATATCTAAGTCATTTGTCATTGATTCTATAATGGCTTTTATTTTTTTACATTTCCGAACAAATCCTTTTAAACTATCTAAAGCATTATCACTTTCTGTTACAACAGGGTTATTCTTAGCCATGTCTGCTTTTGCTTGAATATTGTCTGTTGCTAGATATAAACTCCCCATATCTTCAACAATATGTGTTAAAGGAAACGGTAATTGTAAGGGAGCCTTGTTATTATCGTTACGTCCCGATGCTTGAAGAAGATCTCCTACTGTTACATGGGATGGCTTTTGCTCGCGGGTAGCGATACCTCTCACCCATTTATTATACATTTTTATTTGGTCTTCTTCTAAAATTTTTAAACTACCCATGTTAATATTTATTCAAAAGCATAAATATATACATGAGCTTTTTTGGCAAACACTTTGTTCATATATTGGAGCAAGATGAGACAATAAAAATAACAGATACTGAAGCTATGGAAACCCAGTTGGATCCGGGTACCGATGTAACAGAGTATGATGTAGAAGCACCAACATTAGACGGTGGCGAAGTTACAGCACAGAGTAATGCAGCACAAGCCCAAGAACTGGTAGGTATCATTGGTGCTATGGAAGAATTTACTAACTACCTTAATAGTGAGAAACCTGATTCAGTTCAATCTTTATTACATGCAGCTAGTTGTGATACTTTATTCAATAAAATCGCTGGTGCAGAAACTAAGAAGATTGCTAGAGTTGCAATGGAATTAAGTTCTTTAATTGAGAATCTTAAAGGTTATCTACATACAGTAGAAACAGGACCAGGAGCTGGTCCAGCACGTTAATTTATTTGAGATAAAATAACTCTTCCTTTTAACCCGCTATACGAGTGCATATCCACAAATGTAGCGGGTATTTTATTCATTTTTTGATCTACAGCAATTGCGTTAAAGTCTTTATATTTTATACCTAAAGTTTTTGGCCAAATAAAAACGGATAACCCTGCATCTAATAAGAATTTTGTTTTGTTTTTAGAAGCTGAATCCTGCCATTGAGAATCAAGTACAATTACTCTTTCATGAAATGGAAATTTGTTAAGTTGTTCATATTGAAGCTTAGTATATAACTTTGAACTATTTTCTGTAATACCAGCTACAGCAACACCATTACCTGTAAAACAAGAATCAATAGGACCTTCAAATATATAAATTCTATCATGATTTTCATCAATTTGATTTATATTAAAAACGCTTTTGTCGCTATTTACTTTAGACAAATACTTTGGTTTAAACTTATCATCACTTTTAAGTAGTGTTCTTGTTTGATAATGAATTATTTTATTGTTTGAATCATAAAAAGGTATAATAAGTCTATTTTTATGAATTTTATCTTTTAAAGACAACCAGAGACTTTTAGGTTTATTAACTGCATTATCTAAATGTCTATCCTTAATGTATTTTAATGCGGTTTGTACTATTGGGTTAGACTTAAAATAACTTGTCTGATTGTTGTCGAAAAGGTTTATGCTATCTTCTGGTAGCTTTTGTTTAAGAATTTTTGATACAGTATCATTTAATTTTGTTTCATTTATTTCCGGTGGTAGTATATCAAAGTCTTTACTCTCTTCAATTAGTTCTTCATAGGTACTACCTGATACTTCTATAATCCAGTTTGTAGGGTTTGAATGATGACCACAATTGTGACAATGAAAATAATTGTCCTTTACTATATAAAATAATCTACGTTTTCTACCCCATGATTTGCCTTCTCGGCATATAGGGCACCCTCCTTGGTACGTTTTCGTTAATCGATTATACTTTGGCGACCCAGCATACTGATAAAACTTTTGAATTATGTATGCTTCTGGTAACACTATACCAAAGATTATAGATTACTTCTCTACATCTTCAATGGAAACAATTCCTTTTCTTATAAAGGCACCACTAGCCGGATCAATCCAATGAGCTTCTGTATATACTTTATTGTTTCTTTGGACTTTATGGAGACGTGGCATAACTGTTTCTCCTGAGATTGGGCTAGCAATAGGAATTGCTCTAACCATTTGCATGCTGCTGTGATAACTGTTCGTCATATCTATTGTTTATATATTTATTATTTAATAGGTTAACTTTATCCACAACTTCCTGAAAAACATCCTTAGTGAAAAAAGTATTTGTCCACTTATCTTTATTTTTCATAATAGATCCTAGATCTAAAGATTGACACTTTTTATAAAATGCAGTAGAATCGCAAGGGGGCATGCCTTTTGCTAATTGATCCTTATATGCAACTTCTTCATCTTCATAATATCTCCAACCTACAGATAGGTCCATCATTTGAATATTATGCGAATAAATTTTGTAATTATCCTCGTTTAGAATATTATCCCAACCCTCTTTTGTACCGTTAAACTTTTCTATTAAGTTAAGTGCTCTTTTATGACCAACTTTATGCAAACCTTTTAAGTTGTCGCTATTGTCTCCAACAATTGCTTTGTAATCTAAAAAATTCTTCCTACTAACACCCTTGGTATATATTTCAAAGTTAGCATCAGTTATAGCAACCTTTTGTATTGGATTAAAGACCATTGTGTTTTCATCAATTAATTGATATAAATCTTTATCGACTGTAACAATAACCTTTTTTCCGGGTAGTTTGTCTACGAGATAACTAATCACGTCATCAGCTTCCATTCTATTAGGGTAGATACTCTTTATCCCCAACATATCCAATAGCTCTCTCAACGTTTCATCATTTTTATGAGCTTCTTTAGCAATGTCACCATCTCTATTGCCTTTATACTCGCTTTTTGAAAGCGACTTACGAAAATTAGTGGATGGATAAGCTAATTTCTTGTCCCAAGCAGCATAAACATGATCAGGACTAAATTTATCTACATAAGACTTAACTGAGCGTAAAAACATCAACGTAGACATGTTAATGTCGTTGTCTTTTTTGTTTTTGTTAACCCAAAAAATGCGATAAAGTAAATTATTTGCGTCTAGTAGAAGTGTTTTCATTTTTCTTGTCTTTCTTTTTTGACTTCTTACTACCTTTATCCGAAAGCACAGTACGCTTTTGCTTCACCGCACGCCTTACTTTGGTTTTCGTATTGGTTGAAGCATATTCGTACGTTTCAAACTCTTCTACTAAAGAATCAATTTCTTTATCCGATTTAGCTTTTAGTATTTTATCTCTTAAAGATACCATACAATCATTTTAACTACTCTAATGAATAAGTCAACTTAATTCGTTAATGATAAGTTCGCCACCCACAATTTGAGGTTGGTCCATTTTAAGAGATTCTGCAACTTTGTCAATATCTTTGGAAGGGTTCATATTTGGAAAAGGTACATCGGGAATATCACAACCTAAAAACGGGCATAGTTTATCCCAGCCGTCTCCTCCTATAATATCTAACAATAACATGTCATTATGCCTATCTTTAAAATAAGACATAACATCAAAATGGTGTTTTTCGTACCCATTTTTAAAATCTTCGTTATTATCTTCATTGAACTTTGTTTTACCGTAAAATATTTTGTTTATTTTATCATTAAACGGGTTTGTTTGAGGGTTAACCACTTTTTGATAGTAGTTATACATAGATTTTACCCAACCGTCTATATCTCTAACAGTATATACAAATTTTGCATTAGGAAAATACACATCCAAAAATTTATAACAAAATGCAACGGAAGAATCCACAGCAGAATCGTAATTTAGAAAATCCATTATGTTTTGTGGGAAGTGAATAGGGTTCCGATTTAGAATCTTTAAAGCTTCATGTAAGGAAGTTGTACCGGTCCTTGATAAGCCAATGCCAAAAATTTTACCTTGTTGGTTATCCACAAAATTTTCTGGGCGTTTAGCATCTTGCTTTAATCCTTCATCAAAGGCTTTAATATCAGAGATATAATCAGTTGGTTGCATCATATTGAGCTTTAATTACTTTATAAACATGTTTAGGAAGCACTTCTACAAAGTCGACAACACCCTGTTCTATTCCATCTTCAAAATCTTTTAATGGTACTTCTATTTTTTGGTTGTTTGGTACAGTTAGAAACACGTGCTTCTCATTAGTTGAGTAGATATAAGCACAAAAATGACCTGCATAGTCACCGTTTTTAATTGCGTACAGATATCTTGGTTTTGGTTTTCCAGTGTTCCTGATAAAATTTAATAATTTCATTCCATTCCTTTCTGCTGTTTATGCTTCTTTTCGGATTAAACCCTAGACGTTTAATTTTCGAAAAATTTAAAGCATATCTATAATCATGACCCGGCCTATCGTTAATATATCTTATTACCGAGTCTTCATTTGTGTATTTAATTATTTTTTTGGCAAGTTGATTGTTGGAAAACTCTTCCCCCGAACCAATATTATAAATTTCTCCAGGTTGCCCTTTTTCTGAAACTAATATTAATGCATCAGCATGATCTTTGGCATGAATCCATTCACGTTTATTGGTACCATCACCATAAAGCAAGATTTCTTTATCGTTAATCGAAGACAATATCGATTTTGGTACTAGTTTTTCTATATGCTGACCTGTACCAAAGTTATTACAACAGCGAGTTACACGTACATCTAATCCATATGTCTTAAAATATGAAAGCGCTATTAAATCTGAACTTGCTTTTGTAGATGAGTAAGGTGAATTTGGTTGTAAGGGTTGGTTTTCATTCCAATTCTTATCATCATTACGTAATGCACCGTAAACTTCATCGGTTGACACGTGGATCACTTGCTTTCCGTACTTTTTAGCAAGGTTCAATATATTCAACGTGCCTATAACATTTGTATGCGCAAACACGTTCGGATCAGATATACTATTATCAACATGAGATTCAGCTGCAAGGTGGAAAATTTTATGAAATTCGTGTATTCTAAAAACACTTTCAAGTTTTTTAACATCTAGAATGTCACCGAGTATAGCTTTTTGATTTTTTACACGGTCTATGTAAACATAATCACATGCATAAGTTTGTTTGTCATAAACAATAACTTTATACCCGTTATCTAGTAATTGATCTACCAAGTGGTGACCAATAAAACCGTACCCTCCTGTAACTAAAACAGTCATATGTCTTCGTTGCTTTTAATTTCTGAAATGTCTACCACGTTTTGTGGTTCAGCTTCTTTTGCTTTTTTGTCTTCTATATACCCTTTAACTATTTTGTCTAAGAAATTGTGATCAACTATTGTAAATTCATGAAGACCTAAATCAGATGCTGTATTATTATTCAAGATACAGTTACTTCTCTTTACAGCCGTAACACCTTTCTTATAAAAAGCTTTTTCAGTAACGAATTTAATTTTATCTAACGACCAATTCTCTGGTAATAGTCCTTCCTGTATAAGTTCTTCTTTATTATTATTAAATGCTACAAATAAATCTTTTGCTCTAAAGGCGTTTGAACTTACAATGTTATAGATACCGAAAGGTGGTGGTGATAAAATAGCATTATATACAAAATTCATCAAATCGTACATATATGTTGCACTATTATCTTCATTTAGAATCGTATCATACTTTAGCATCTTTGAAATAAGATTTTTTTTGTGATAAATTTCACCAACTGGCATTCTGATTCGAAGATTGTAGCAATTAAAACTAGAAGTTAAAGCTAATTCACCCGCATGCTTTGTCTTACTATAAAAAGATGAATCGTCATCAAACAAACCAAAGTTAGGAATTTCTTCTTCTGTGTAACCAACAAAAGGATCTGGTTTTGTATAACCCGTAAAGATACACCCTGATGAAATGTTGAAAAAATATGGTATGTTAGACGCTTGAGCGGCTGAAGCAAGAGTTGTTGGTAGTACTGCATTGAGCAACCACACTAATTCTTTTTCTTTTTCAGCGTCGTCCACATTTTTTTCTCCGGTATAGCCGGCAGCATTAATTAATGCGTCAAATTGAGTACCGTTTTCAGCAAAATCTTCTAGAAAGTTGCAAAGGGTATTATAATCACGGTAGTTTACTTGGGAGCTGTCTATCTGATGCACCTCTAATTTGTCATCAGTTGCAAGAAAATTGGACATTTGCTGTCCGATGAAACCTTTCCCCACTACGAGGACTTTTGTATTAGCCATATCAATATATTAAGATCACTCCAAGGAATTACCACCCATAAAACCAGGTGGACCTACTTGTGAAATAACGACTTTCTGTAATAAATGATGTAGTGCGTCGTTTTGCAAGTGACTATCGTGAATGATTCTTACAATACCATTTCCTTTGGTGTCATAACCTAAAATAATACAACATTCCATGTACTCTTTTAGTATTCTATCCAGTTCTTTGTAGTTATTTGCTTGTTGATTTTGTTCTTTAGAAAATTTCCGTTTTACTAACGATTCAAAAGCTTTTTTTATTTCGGTTTCCGTTAAATTGTCAATATTATTGTCATCTGGTAACGGTGTGGGTGATGGTCCTTCGTTTTTGCTTTTTTTACTCATCGTTTTTTATAATAATTTGAGCTTTTGTTATTATTATTTACGCCCCATGTAACGATAAGTTGGGAAATAATTGATTCCATTGATGGTGTGGCCATAAAAAAGTTTTTTGGTATTTTTCTCCCACCATCATTAAATTCAAACGCTACAGACACGTCATTGTCATAATTTACATAACAAGTACACAAGATAGACTCTTCACCCGGGTTAATAAGAAGGCACCACTTACGTTTATCGTAGTCATTAAAATTTTTAAAGACATCTAGTACGATAAACCCGCTATCTTTCAAACGTTTTTTAAAATAACCACATGTCTTTATTTTATTCCTCATACTTGCAAACCAGGTACAACATATTTCAATAATGTTTGTTCTGTTTGTAGTTCAAAAGTACTTAATCCTTGTTCTGTATTAATCTTTACTTTAATTCTTATTTGATTTGTCGCCCCTAATAGTCTTACTATATCAAAATGAACTGGAAAGCTAACTTCCTTTACATCGGCAGCGTTTTCATTAATCAAAATTGAATAACTATCAACAGATGAATTAGCCCTGTCTGTTATTTCAGCAAACACTTTACCATCTGAAATGTTTATATAAAGTTTTTCAGACTCAGCAACAAATGCAGCACCTTTTGCTAGCTCGCCTATTTTTGATGAGTCCATATTAAATTCTACATCATGAGGTAAGCTCATAATTTTCTGCACGCTTAATTTAGGAGCTTGAATAATGTTATCATCTAGAAAATGATATTTAAATCTCATCTTTTTGTCTTTATAAGATAGAGAATTTTCTTTATAGTTTAAATCAATTTCATCGCCTTCAATAAACGATAAAATCTTTTCTAACTTTTTAATATTTGGTATGTTGAAGACTAAATCTGATTCCACATCCAACTTATAAGATGCATAAACAATTAACCCCTGCTCGTTGTTTGCTATACATTCTAATTTGTTGTCATTAGTTTTTAATATTACTGCGTCAGTTAATGCGCTAATTGGACGCAAATAAGATGCTATAAATTGGTTTTTATCTTTGATATTAATGACCATAACTTATTATAGCCTTTAGACTTAGAGGTACAACTTACTTTTTTTTGGTATCTTGTTCCAATAACTTTATAATTTTTTTCAAAAGTTTATTATTGGCTGCTACTTTTTCCTCTAGTGAAAACAATTTATCATTTATGTCGTGTGCAGTAGCTGAATTATCAAAAGCAAATTCTAATTGATTTGGATCGTAAAAATTTTCTTCTGAAGTGGGTCCTGGTTGCGTTTGAGGCTGAGGTTGTTGTACCGGTGGCTGTACTTGTTGAGGAAATTGTTGTTGTATCTGTTCTGGTACTGGTTGTTGTGGAAATTGTTGCGGTGGGGCCTGTGCAGGTTTTTGTCCCATTAGATTGAGAATGTCCGCATCCATTCTTGCTTTGTTTACGTCCGCTCTTTTTAATCCTGAAGCTTCACCAACTAGATGTTCATTTAGTTGACTCAAATCATTATGTACAGCACCAAAAAGACCCCTTATGGCCATTGCATCACCATAAGGATCATCCGGGGCAGGTTGCCCTGCACCCGGATCTAAACCTGGATCTAAACCAGCGCTATGGTTTACCGGCGGTACATTTATATCAGCATTAGTCGGTTCACCTGGCGGTAATTTAGGTCCTTTATCCATTACTTGATGTCTTCTAGACTATTGAGCAAGTTAGCAATATCATCATCGTCGCTATCGTCATTGTTCGTCGTGCTTGATACTGGTTCACTTTTTTCAGTAGGTGTCGAAGTTTCAGTTGCTTTATTCTCAATAATAGTTGTACTAGTAGAGGCATTTGCAACATCATCTGTACTTAAGCAGTAGAAATGCTCGTTCAAGGTCTCTTTGAGCTCATCAAAACTTTTTACAGTAAAGACACTTTCAAGCTCAGTTATACTCTCGTAGATTTCTTTTGCTTTGTTGTCATCCATGCCTTGAATTGCTTTAGGCATACCAAACTTGGATGATACGTATGTAGGAAAGTCGCCTTGCTTCTCAACCTTAATACGAAAATCACATCCATTTTCACCGAGATCAAAGATGCGTGGGCCTAATTCTTCGGCTTCATCACCTTGCATAGCTTCCATAATCACCTTATGTAACTGTCGACCAAAACGCAACAACTTAACTGTATCGTTATTATCTGGGTTAACTGGGTCATTTACAACGTAAACGTTTACCATCCAGTTTTCACGACGCAATATCGTCTTAGCCTTCTCTTTTTCTTCTTCTGTACCGGTCTTAGTAATACGATAACGAGCTTCACCAATTGGATCACGCTCACCCCACGTCTGTGGGCTTATCTGATTAATGTATTGACCGGTAGCAAATGAAGTCCACCCGTGCGTATAATAATGAAAGAATGTTTTATTTGCATCCTTCACATTAGGTAATAGTCGCACTGTATAAGTATTACCAACTTCTGTTCTTAAAAACTGAGAACGATTTGTCTGACCGGAGTCTTTTGTCATTTCAGCCTTTATACTTTCGAATAGTTTTTTTATATCTGCCATAATTTATTTTAATATTATTATTGTTCGTTATTTTTCGCTATGGCAATACCAATTGCCATTCCATAATTATATATTAATCTACTAATGTATCCACTTTTTCTTTGCATAGATTTATAATCTTGTTAAAATGATCCTTTAATTCTGGTTTAATATTGTAGTATTTTACTCGATACAAACTGATATCATCAATTACATCTTTTAGCATCATGTTTACCACTTCTCGATCTGCTTTTTTAAACTCTCTCGAAAATTCTGGAAAGGAATATAGCAAATAAACGGAGACATCTCCTGATTTAAGATGAGAAAAGAAGGAATTTAGTGTATCGGTCTTGTTTTCTTTATGAGTTATGTAATCATCCCATTTAATCTTATGTTTGTTGCAATATTTCGTAATAAACAACCCGGAATTAAGGAAGAACTCCTTATTTTCTTTAGAATTTATTTCTGATCTGTTCAAACTGTTAACATAATCAAAATAAAGCTTACATGCCTTTAAAGAAGTGTAAAATTTTAGATCTAAAGTAGGGTTATCTTGGTAGATCTTGAAAGGAGCTAAAAAGAACCTGTCAATATTAATGTTATTGTGTTTTGCAAAAAAATGAGCTAACTTTTTACATAAAAATCTCTTGTTATCATCTATATTATCGAAATTGTTTCTGAATTTATAAGGTTTATTTTTAGAAACCCGACTGACCTTTAAATGAGTATTATAAATTAGTTTTTCGAAATCAGTCACTAATAAATTATAGACGTTTCCACTAATGAATCAATTTATTTTTACTGCTATTAATGTATTTCATGATATATTTGCTTTTATGTAAAGAAGGATCATAAAATAAAAACAGTTTCACCATTTCAAAGTCTGTATCTATATCAATTTGTTCTTTGAATAGGCTTCTAAGCTTCTGATCTTTTAAAAGTAATATAAAGATATTAGGAAGATTGACTTTTTTGTTGTTGAGTATTGATACAAAGGAACAAAACCCCATAAACGCATGAGCCATCTCTTTACTATGTGTGTGTTCTACTGGATTATGATTTTCGTACTTCATGACTCAAGGGAAAACAGTTTGGTATACTTTAAAAATGTTTCTGTCAGCTTTCCTCCAGCTGAATCAGTATGACCACCACCATCTATTAGTTTATTTGCTAGTTTGTTTAAATTTACAGGTACACCAGCACGTTTTCTTATACTAACGCTTCCTGATTTGGTGTTTATAACAAAAGCTATATCGGAATTGTATCTTTTTAGTATAGCAGATGCAACTTCGTTAATGTGAAAAGAACAAACAGTAGAAATAAGCTTATACTCTTTGTTATCTATCTTCGTATTAAAAGAATAAGCTTCACCGTTAATGATATGATCCTTAATCTTTTTATTAGCTAACGAAATCATATTTTTTTGGTGTAAAGTAAACTCGCTAAACCCATCTGAGAATTCATCTATAAACTTTTCTACTCTACTACCTGTATAACTCCATAATACGAAGTTTAAACCAAGACTTTCTTTGTGAGCTAAACGATAACAGTCGTAATCATCAACTAATTCAATTAATTTAGCTTTTTGTTTGTTTAAATTAGAGGTACAATTAGGAACGGTGTCAAGAAGGTGCTTCAACACCAACTTTGTAGTAGAAGTATAGTCGCTATCTAATACTAAAGTAGGCTTTGTATGCTCATTGTAATTGTCTTTACCATTATGGTGATCAATAACAACAATATTTTTATGATTAAGTAAATCTCCGTGATCACTAACATTTAAATCGCATATATAGATTGTATCAAATTCGGAAATTTTATTTCTACTGAGAAAATTAACAAAATCCTCTCTAAAATTCTTATGAGTGGTGGTTTTGAAAGGTACTTCCTTTCCCAATAGCCACCTTAGCACCAGTAAACTACCAACACCGTCTAAATCCGAATCAGTAAATACATAATCTTTACCGTTCATTAAGATAATTATGATTTTTGGATGAATACTCAACCATTGGCTAAAGCCTCTATAGCACCCATCACGTTTGCTGTTGCAGCTCCAAGATCTTCACCACCACCATCACTAATAGTTAACGTTGGATAGTGTATACTCATTTCTGTAGCACCGAAGTTTGGACCAAATCGATTTTTCATTACACCCAACCTTATTTGATCTAAGCCCCTGTCTTCTTCGTTCTGAAAAATAGAGAATATGGCATCAGCTGTCATAGCAAGCCCCATACTTTCACCAATAGTATCTAATCCCGGGTCTTGTGTATCGTACCCCGACCTGTTTAACTGTGTTGCTGTTATAATAGGGCAGTTATGAGTGTAAGATAACGCTCTAACTTGTTCTGTTGCATATTTTACACGTTCATAACTGTTATTACCTATAGGTGAATGCATTAAATTGACGTAATCGAGAACTAAAGCATCAATCTTTATGCCTTTTTGTTCTATCTTCTGCATAAACGCCCCTAACTGTGATGCTGTTATAGTACTTGGTGGAAATTCCTTAATAAGTATCTTTCCAGAAGGGTTTTGTGTAACTTCCTTTTCTAATTTGTTTCTTAACTCGGGTATTTCATGTCTTAAGCTGTTTATTTCTATTCCTGTTAAATTACCAGCTAATCTCTTTGCATACATTAGTTCACTCATTTCAAGTGACACAACTAACACGGTTTTCCCTTGTTTAGCCATGTTTACTGCTATGTTACCCAAGAAAATAGACTTACCTACGTTAGTTTCACCAGCAAACACATAGATTGACCTTCCATTTTCTAAGAAACCACCATCTAACATATCATCCACCCATTCCCACCCTGATGGTATTGTTGGTTCATCAATTTGCAAGCTATCAATTAACTTTTCATGATCAACTAATAGGTCAAAACCAATATCTACCGATAAATTAATACCACAACACTTTTCAAACTTGTCAAATATAAGAGTTGGGTCGACTTTACCTTTAGCACAGTCATCAGCAACGTCTAACATCGTATGAAACACAGATTTTTCTTTTAAAAATCGTTCTGTACTACTGTAAAGTTCGTCGGTGTTAAAGGTCTTATCTAATTGATCTATTTTTAATAACGTTTCTTTGAGATCTATTTTTAATTCAGGTGTAGTACAATAAGAAGCTATTTCTGTTGCACTTGGTATTGTTTGTCTCTTAATAAAAAAGGCTTTTATTATAGAAATAATGCTCCTAAAATTTTTATTATCGAAATACCTTGGTTGAATATGATCAATTATGGACCCGAGATATCTTGGATCAGTAATACTCTTATACAGTACTACATTTTCGTAGTATTCTAAGTCCAGTGAATTATCAGACATATAAACTATGATAGATTAAGACTACAAATCATCAACCTTGAGGGTCTTCGTTGTTGATTTGATCATAAATCCAATCGTAGGTTTGAGTTATGCCTTTTATAAGTGGGTAATGAGGAGCCCAACCCAATTTTTCTTGAATAAGTTTATTATCACTATTTCTTCCATTTACACCTAGTGGTCCATCGATGTGTTTTCTTCCGAGTTTCTTACCAGCAACGGTTTCGGCTGTTTCCACCAACTGATTAATAGTCACCATTTCGTCTGACCCAAGATTTACTGGTCCGGACCAATCTGACTCCATTAATCTTCTTATACCTTCTATACACTCGTCAATATACAAAAAAGAACGTGTTTGGGTACCATCACCCCATATTTCAATATCTTCGCCTTCTTTAGCTAACGCTACTTTCCTACACATAGCTGCAGGAGCTTTTTCTCTCCCACCTTGCCATGTTCCTTGAGGGCCATATATGTTATGAAATCTAGCAATAGCACACGGAATACCATAATTCCTTTGATAGGCTAAATATAATCTTTCTGAAAATAGCTTTTCCCAACCATACTCACTATCAGGTGCAGCAGGGTATGCTGAAGACTCTTCACAATTAGGGTTATCTGGATCTAATTGATTGTGTTCTGGGTACATACATGCAGAACTACTGTAAAATATCTTTGTTGTTTTTGGTTTATATTCATATACCCGTGAATCGTTATACCATGGCGTTTGTACAAACTGGTTTAGTTTGTTTACTGAATTGAGAACGTTGAGATTGATGGTAGCTGAGTTTCTCATGACGTTTGCATCATGTTCACCTGTAAAGATATAACCAGCACCACCCATGTCAGCAGCTAATTGATAAATTTCGTCAAATTGTTCTTGGTACTGTAAAGGTACAGAGCTATGATAGGCTCCTGTTTTTATAACTCTATCGACAACACGCTGATCAGTTAAATCTGTAGTTACAAATTCGTCTGCAGCTGTTTTACTCGGGGAAGAAAGGTGTTTAAATTCTGGATACTTAAGATCCACACCACGTACCCAATAACCTTCTTTTTTAAGTCTATTTACCAGGTGATTACCAATAAAACCCCCGGCGCCACATACTAACGCTGTCTTCATATCAGTATTATAGCTACTTTTCCTCTTTTTCAACTATGGAAGCAACAATAACGTAATTTCCCCCTTTATTAGTTGTTAGAGTTTCAAATTCATAATCTTCGTTAATTTCACGAATGGTTTTTTTAAGTTCGTCTACACCTTCTTGACTAAGGTACAATGGAACGTCATCAATCATGATTGTACTCTTTCTATTTTTAAATAGTTCCTTAATTTGAACTAATTCTTCTAATACTGGTACACCACCGCCTTCATCATGTGCATC